TGTTCGGTGGTGCGAAGTTCACGAAGACGAGCGTCGAGCCGAATGAGGCGCAGATGCTGGAGTCGCGCGAGTTCGCGGTGGAGGAGATCGCGCGGACGTTCCGGTGTCCGCCGGCGATGATCGGTGTTATCAAGCCTGGAGCCTCTTCATATAATTCACTCGAGCAGAACGGCATCCAGTTCGTGCAGCATACGCTCAGACCTTATATTGTGAAGATCGAGGACGCGTATTCGACGCTGCTGCCTGGCGTCGCGTTCCTCAAGTTCAACGTCGACGCGCTGCAGCGTGGCGATCAGGAGAGCCGGTACGCGGCGCACGCGTCGGCGCTCGTGAATGGGTGGGCTTCGATCAACGATATCCGCCGGATCGAGGACATGCCGCCGGTGAATGGCGGCGACGTGTATCGCGTGCCTCTCGCGAATGTCGACCTCGACGCTGCGAACCTGACGGAGCTGGAGAAGAAGAGCGGCATCGTGCAGCGCCTCGTGTTCTCCGGCTTTGATCCTGCGGCGATTCTGGCGGCGCTCGAGTTGCCGCCGATTCCGCATACGGGCCTGCCGACAACGCAGCTTCAGCCGATCAGTCAGATCGACCCGGAGAATCCGAAGGCTGCCTACCCTGTGGATGGTGAGTGATGATCGTGACGTCGCAACACGCAGTTGGAACGGCGCGGGTGCAGATCAGCTCGCCGGATGACAATCCGCAACTCGTCGTGATTCACGATCACGACCATACGAGTAACGATGATGTGTTTATCGGCGGCGCTGATGTGACCATTGCGAATGGTCTGCACCTTCCGAAGACTGAGACGATCAGTATCCAGGTCGACGCTGGTGATGTTCTGTTCGCTGTCGCTGATGGTGGGAGCGTTGAGATTCACGTCTTGCAAGTGAAGCGATAATCGGTGCCGTACTTCATCACGGATTCGGCGGAGGGTTGCGCGGGGTGGGCGACGATCAAGGATGACGGCGAGGTGATCGGCTGTCACGAGTCGAAGCAGGCCGCGATCGATCAGATGGTCGCCGTGTCGATCGCTGAGGGTATGGAGCCTGGCGGCGAGCGGAACCTTGATGGGCCGCCGGCGATCATTGTCGATATCGACGGGACGCTGATCACATTTGAGGGCGATCCGATTGAGAATGTCGTCAGGTTCGTCGACGAGTATGAGGGCGAGGTGATCATCGTCACGGCGCGTGTGGAGGATGATCGCGCGATGACGATCGCGGAGCTCGAGGCGGCCGACGTCGACTGGGACCAGTTGTTCATGAAGCCGAACGCGGATGCGGATTCGGTGGCCTTCAAGGCTGAGACGCTGAAGGATCTTCTCGATATCTATAACATCGAACTGGCGATTGAGAATGACGAGGATGTGCGCGCCGAGTATGCGCGGATTGGGATCACGACGCTTACGCCCGAGGCGGTCGACCCGGAAGAGTTGCCGGAGATGCTGGGCCGATCGGTGCGCGTGTTGCCGGAGAACTATCGACCCGCATCGTCGGATGATGTACCCGACGGGCGCAGGTGTTCTAACTGCCGCTTCTATGATCCGTCGCGTCAGGAAGGATCGCGTCGCTGGTGCGAACGGTGGGATGATTACGTCTCGCCGTCCTACTATTGCAATGCGTGGCGCGCGGCGGCTGCGTATGCGGATCGTCAGACTGGCGCGTCGACGCCGGCGCCGCCGGAGGATCAGATCGAAGGCTCGGATGAGAATGCTCCGGGTAGTGCGAGTGGGGCTGGTGGCGATATCGAGTTGAGCGCGGCGACGGAGACGGCGCTGCGAAATAAGGTCCGTGACCATAATGATGCGATGAGTGAGGCGGATCGGCCGGCGTGGACGCGGACGACGTTCGGCCAGCTCGCGGCGGTGTATCGTCGTGGCGCTGGCGCGTACTCGACGAGTCATCGTCCGGGCGTGTCTCGCGGTGCGTGGGCGATGGCGCGCGTGAATGCGTTCCTGTATCTGCTGAGGACTGGAAGGCCGGAGAGCGCGAACTATGTTACGGATAATGATCTGCGGCCGGAGGATCATCCTCGCTCGACGAGGAGCCTGACGCGTCAGGTCGACCTGACACTTCCTCAGTATGTGCGGGACGCTGCTGCGCGCGGTCTCGAGTTGCGCGCCGAAGGGTATGGCGGTGATGGGCTGGTCGAGCGGACGATTCGCGAGGCGCGGCTGATGGCGCGCGGCGAGGTTTCGGAGGATAAGGTCGTCCGTGTTGCCGCCTGGGCAGCGCGTCATATGGTCGATCTTGAGGCGCCGCAGAACTCTGATCCCGACGCTGAGGGATGGCCTGGCGCTGGCGCCGTCGCGTTCTACCTCTGGGGTATCGACCCATTGGATCCGATGCCGGCGATCGCGTGGTTTGAGCGGAAGCGCGACGAGATTCGCGAGGAGGAGGAGGATGAGGATCGGCGCTGGTATGGCGCGCTTCAGGTTCGCGATCGGCCCGGTGCTACTCTGTTTCGTATGGAGAACGGAGTCGAGACGCGTCGCGTCAACGTGAACGAGTTCGAGATCCGCGACGCGACGGAGGGCGACGGCTCGACGTTCGTCGGGTATGGCGCGGTGTTCAACTCGCCGAGTCAGCCGCTTCCGTTCATTGAGCGGATCGCTCCTGGCGCTTTCTCGCGGTCGCTGCGCTCGCGGAATGAGATCAAGCTGTTCGTCAATCACGACACGAGTCGCGTGCTCGCGTCGAAGCGCGCCGGCACGCTCCGCCTCGCCGAGGATTCGCACGGCCTTCGCGTCGAGGCGGATCTTCCCGACACGACGGACGGGCGCGACATGGCGGTCCTGCTGAAGCGCGGCGACGTCGATTCCATGTCGTTCGGGTTCTCGGTGCCGAAGGGTGGCGACTCGTGGAGTGATGATGGCCAGGAGCGCGAACTGCGCGAGGTGCGTCTCCACGAGGTGTCGATCGTGACGGGCTTCCCGGCGTATGAGGCGACGAGCGCGAGCGTGCGCAGTCTCGACGGCCTCGTCGACGCGACGGGGCTGGAGGCTGAGAAGCTGAACGCGGCCCTGTCGGCGCTCGAGGCTGGCGAGATGCTCGACGAGGAACTCGCTGGCGTGCTTGACGCGGCGGTGACGAAGTTGCGCGCGTCGCGTGATGACGCGGCGGCTGCGCTCGCGATGAAGCAGAAGCAGCTCGACGTGCTGCTGGCGCGCGTCTAGATTCGCCTGTTTCTCGGGTTATCCTATTTATGCCTGTTCGCGGAGCCGCGTCGGGTGTTCGCCTTGCGGAGCCGCAGGCGTGTCCAGTCAATCTCGATTCCTAGAAAGGGGATCATGGTGTCCGATTACATCAAGCGCCAGCACGATCTCCGTCAGGCGGCGTGGCACGAGGCGAAGCATCTCCTCGACGCGGCCGCTGCGGAGAACCGCGACCTCAACGCTGAGGAGCAGGAGAAGTACGATCGCATCTCGGGCGAGCTCGACTCGCGCGCGCAGACGATCGAGCAGCTGAAGGCCGACGAGGAGCGCGCGGCGCGCCTCGACGCCGTGGCTGCTGAGATCCGCACGGACGAGGAGCCGGGCGACGACACGGACGCGGAGATGATCCGTTCGCTCGCGCGTGGCGAGGTCCGCTCGCACACCTTCGAGAAGCGCGACGTCCTCACGACGTCGACGGGCAGCCCGGTGCCGACGAGTTTCTTCGATTCCGTGATTCTCAAGGCGCGTCTGGTCGGTCCGATGCTCGACGTTCCGACCATCCTGAACACGGCCGGCGGCGAGACGATCCAGGTGCCGTCCCTGTCCGCGTACTCGTCGTCCTCGACGGTGACCGCGCAGGGCGCCAACTTCTCGGAGTCCGATCCGACCTTCAACTCGTTCACCGAGCTGAAGGCCTTCAAGTTCGGCTTCCTGATCCAGGTCTCCCGCGAGATGATCGAGGACTCCGGCGTGGATCTCCTCGGCTTCCTCGCCGATCAGGTCGGCAACGGTCTGGGCTTCAACGTCCAGAACGCGCTGACGAACGGCACGGGCACCGTCCAGCCGAACGGCATCGTGACGGCGGCCGGTTCCGGCATCACGGGCGGCACGGGCGTCACGGGTGCGTTCACCGCCGACAACCTGATCGACCTCTACTACAGCCTGGACGGCGCGGCGCGCCTGCTCCCGGGTGTGGGCTGGATGATGAACGGCGCGTCGATCGGTGCGGTTCGCAAGCTGAAGGACACGGCGGGGAACTACGTCTTCTCCCCGGCGGTCGACGGCAACGCGCGCGACCTGCTCCTCGGTAAGCCGGTCTTCGAGAATCCTCACATGGCGTCGACCGGGACGGCCGTCAAGTCGGTCCTCGTCGGCCACCTCCCCTCGTACTACGTCCGCACGGTCGGCGGCATCCGCCTCGACCGCTCCGACGAGTACGCGTTCAACGCGGACCTCATCACGTTCCGAGCGTCCATGCGCGTCGACGGCAACCTGCCGCAGTCGTCGCACATCAAGTGCTTCATCGGCGGCACCGCCTAAGCGATCCGCACGGAGTGGTAACCTAGGGGCCGCCGATCTTCGGATCGGCGGCCCTTAGTCTTTAGGGAGGGAAAGTGTCGAATCGGCAGATGCGTCAAGCGGCTGCGAAGGCGAAGCACGTTGGGCACGGCGTTCAGCCGATGCGCGTCTTGTGGGCGAGTAACGCGCCTTTCGCTGCGACGGGTTACGGTGTGCAGACGGCGCAGGTCGTTGATCGCTTGCAGACTGATGGGCACGAGGTCGCGGTAGCGTGTAACTTCGGATTGCAGGGTTCTGAGACGGATTGGAACGGAATCAAGCTGTATCCGACCGGCGTCTCGCCGTACAGCGATGACATCTTGTGCGCGCATTGGCAGCATTGGTCGAGCAGCTCGCCGCTGCCGAGCGCCGTCGTCACGCTGTTCGACGTGTGGGCATTGAAGAATCCGAGTATCGATCAGATTCAGAAGATCGCCGCGTGGGTTCCGATCGATCATCAGCCCGCACCGCCGGACGTGATCCGATGGCTGAAGAAGCCGAACGTCATGCCGATTGCGATGAGTCAGTTCGGATCGCGGATGCTTGAGCTCGAGAACATCGATCACGAGTACGCGCCGCACGCTTTCGACGCGACCGTATTCAAGCCGACGCAGTCCTTCCTAGACGCGCAGGGTAAGAAGATCCGCGGACGCGACATCATGGGTATCGAGGATCCCGATGCGTTCGTCGTCATGATGAACTCGGCGAACAAGGGTCGCACTCCGCCGCGGAAGTGTTGGGGCGAGAACCTCCTCGCGTTTAGCGTGTTCGCGCAGAATCGTCCCGACGCGATCCTGTACCTGCATACCGATGAGTCCGCCGCGCTCGGCGGTGTCGACGTGAAGCGCCTCCTCGCCGCGTGCGGCATCAAGCCTGAGCAGGTCCGCATCGTCAATCAGTATCTCTACAGGATGAATATGCCGCAGACGGCACTCGCGGCTCTCTACACGGACGCGGATGTACTGCTCGCGACGAGTGCCGGCGAGGGCTTCGGTGTGCCCGTCATCGAGTCGCAGGCGTGCGGGACGCCGGTCATCGTGAGCGCGTTTAGCGCGCAGCCCGAGCTCGTCGGTGACGGCTGGGTCATCGATGGGCAGCCTCTCTGGGATCCGAACCAAGATTCGTGGTTCTTCACGCCGCACGTTCATCACATCGTCCAGGCGCTCGAGGATGCGTACTCGCGAGAGCGTGGCGCGACGAGTCAGGACGCGATCGACTTCGCGAAAGCGTACGAGGCCGACGCCGTGTATGCGAAGCATTGGCGGCCGATCATGCAGCGCCTCGCAGCGTGGCAGCCGTGATCGACGTCGTCGTCATTCCCGTCCTGAATCGGTACGACCTTCTCGAGCGCGCCATCGAAAGTCTCGACGAGGTCGAGACGCTGATCGTCATCGATAACGGCGACGGCCTTCCGGATCACTATCTGGACACTATCCAGATGCGGATGATCGCGAAGCGCCGCTACCTGTGGAAGATGCCGTCGAATCTCGGCGTCGCGTCGAGCTGGAACCTCGGCATCAAGGCGACGCCGCACGCAAGCGGGTGGCTTCTCCTGAACTCGGATGCGTGTTTCGGCGAGGATGCCTTCTCGATCTTCTCGCAGGACACGACGAGCGGCGACGTCGTCCAAGCGGGCGCGCCGCCGTGGTGCTGCACATGGATCAGCGCGAACGCGATCAGGCGCGTCGGCCTATTCTGCGAGCGGTTCCATCCGGCCTATATGGAGGATGTCGACTGGGAGCGTCGCGCGCGGATGCTCGGCATGACGTTCGTGCAGTCTGCCGCGATTGTCCATCACGACAACTCGAGCACGATCGCGAGTGATCCCGTCAAGGCGGAGCGCAATCGCGAGACGCACGCGCAGAATCATGCGCTTTACGAGTATCGATGGTCACGATCTGGCGGAAATGTGCCGGCCGATATGGAGTGGAGTCTCGCGACGCGACTTCAGCAGGCGTGGTGATTCAGACCCTCGTCACCGGGTTCGGCTACTGGGGCCGCGTCCTGACGCGCAACCTGCTTGACCATCCGGACTTTTTCGTCGCCGGCATTCACGATCCGAGCGGCGAATCTCGTTCGGCTGCGCGCGCTGCAAATCTGTACACCTTTGGCACTATGCAGGACGCGCTCGATGCGACGACGCCGCAGCTCGTCGTGATCGCGTCGCCGATCGGGACGCAGGTCGAGGCGGCAATGATGGCGCTGTCTCGTTACGCGCACGTCATGATCGCCAAGCCGGGCGCGACGATCGTGAAGGACGTCCAGCGGATCGACTCACTCGCGCAGCGTAAGGGGCGCGTCGCCGTGATCGACTACACGATGAGACACGCCTGGCCGTTCCAGAAGATGAAGACGAAAGCGGCAACGTGGGGGAACGTGCTCGAGGTCGTCGCGGAGCGTAACGCCGTCGGCAGTCGCACGGCAGCGCCGATCCTGTATGACATGCTCGTCCACGATGTCGCCCTGCTGCACGCGCTGACCGATAAGCCGTGGCGCGTCCGTAGTGTCGACCGTGGCGAGTCGCACCTATGCGTATCGCTTGACACGGATTCCGCTCTGGCGACGTTGTCGGCGCGCACGGATGCGGACGAGCAGCGCCGCATGATGCGGATCGTGTACTCGGACGGCGATATGTCGTGGGATCAGCTCGCCGACACGCCGGCGGCG